GTATTTACGGAAGCGACTATGTAGCTGTTTATATGTTAAAATATTAAAAGCGCGTATTTTGTCGTATTTGAGATATTTTTTGTCTTATTTGCAAAATTTAAACAGTACAAAATTTCGTAATTTTGACTCCGGAAGTTACGAAAAGAGTGTATTTTATTGGAAATGAGCGTATGTTAATCGCTCATGATAGTAATAGGTTACGATTTGGTTAGTTATCTGCTGCATTATTCTTCTGCGCGTTGCGTAACCTTCAAAGAACTCTTCGTATGCAAAAGTAACAATAAAACGGGAGATTTTGATATGAATCTCCCTGATTTTTTTCTATCTCATACAAGTTTTTTCGTAAAAGCGGTTTTATTCGTCGGCACACCATCGCCCAAAAGGATTTTGAACGAACGTGTGCCGACTACTGCATAAGCGGAGAAAAGGGCTTTGCCTCACGCCTAAGCAACAGTTTAGACTGATGAGGCAAGACCCATTTCTTTTGTGCTTATGCCAGAGAGGTGCTTTTACGGCTTTTCAGATGATTTTTCTTTTTCGCTGTTCTTTTGAGCCGGAAGCGGAAAGCCGTGTATGACCGTTTGCCCATAAATGGAACAAGCCGTCACCCACAGCTGGCAAACCGGGAAGAATGATTTTATCTGCCCGCCCCGACACGTCCGGCCAGACAGATAAAACCATACTTCCTTGCAGGTGGTTTGCCCGGTTTCACGCTACCGACTATGTCCTTTTTTGGGGGGACTTCCTTTTTTCACGGATTTCTCTTTTGAAGTTTTCTGTCTAATCTGCCTCTACTTCCGTTTACCTCCATTTTCGCGCCTTTCAGTGAGTCGCATCAGGCAGTCATTTCCGTTCTGGGCGCAAAGGTAACTCCGGGATTTGACGGGAAAGCAAGGTCAAGCCTCCTGTTTTCGGGAAAAATCTCCAGCCCTTCG